AGCAATTTCGGCTATAAGTGCTGGTGAACCATCAAAACTTCATAGTGATCCTATTGTAATGAGACAATGGCTTGATGATGATATTACTTGGAGAGATGTTTTTAAACCTAAATCTGCTCCAAATATTACACCATATGAATATCTTGAAATGGTAGCAACTGGCAATAGTCCTTATTGGGATGATGTGGATGCAAATAATAAACATTGGGTATTTCCTAATAATCCTAAATTGGAAGAAATGGCAAATACTCGTAATCGTAATTTAGATGCTGATGTAGAAGATAATTTTGAATATGCTTCAGATTTAGATGATGAATACCCAAGAGTTAATATTAATAATGTAACTCCTGCAAATGTTGGAACATTTAAAGACGATTCTTTTGATCTTGGTGCTGAAGCAATGTCAGAAACTGGAGGTACTGAAGATTTGGGTACACCTGAAAGTTCTGATTATGATGACCTGCCTTTTTAATTATCTTTAGCTATGAAAACTTGCATTAGATGCGGAATTGATAAAGAATTAAATGATTTTTATGCCCATCCCCAAATGAGGGATGGGCATTTAAATAAATGCAAAGAATGTTGTAAACTAATTGCTGATGCTAGGGAGAAGAAATTAAGAAAAAATTCTGAAGAGTGGTGTAAAAATGAGCGTATACGTTCTAAAGAAAAATATTATCGATTAAATTATAGGAAAAGACAATACGAATTAAATAAGAAAAAAACATATAAAAATGGCAAATATAAAAATTTAAATCGTAATTTAAAACTTTCGTCAAATGAACGAATACATCATTGGAATTATAATTTTATTGATGACGTAATAATATTAGACAAAGCATTTCATAGATTTATTCATAGATTTTTAATTTTAGATGAAATTTCACTAATATTTAAAACAACTGAAAATGATTTGTTAGATTCTAAAGAAAAGCATTTAGGTTATATCGAAGAAATAAAAATAAAATTTAATAAATAATATATGACAAAATTTGTAGAGGATGTACCTTCAAATGATAAGGTGCGCAAACCAACAGCAAAAAAAACATTTTCATTGGATGATTTTAAGAAAGATATGAAAATGGATCAAACTGTTAAATTTAAGCCAAGAAAATGGCTTCCAATAACAAATGTTTTAGGTGATAATGCTTTTTGTAGAGCAACTGGTTTACCGGGATTACCTGCTAATGACGTGATGAATATCATTGGTCATACAGATAGCGGAAAAAGTTCATTATTATTAGAAATTGCATACTCTTGTCAAAAAGAGGGTGTATTACCAGTGTTTATAATAACAGAATTAAAATTTGCATGGGAGCATTTAAAAACTATGGGTATTAAATATGATGAAATAGTTGATGAAGAAACTGGCGAGATAATGTATAGTGGTGATTTTTTATTTATTGATAGATCACAATTTAACACAATTGAACAAATGGGAGATAAAATAAATCAATTATTAAATCTTCAAAAAGAAGGTAAATTACCAAGAGAATTATGTTTTTTAATTGATAGTATTGGTACAATACCATCTGAAATGAGTTATAGTAAAGATACGCAGAGCAATGAGTGGGACGCTGGCGCAATTTCACGAGTTTTCGGCAAAGGTGTGATTCCAAAAATTAATTTATGTAAAAAAGATAATTATCCGTATAATAACTATATGGCAATTATTTGCCAAGTTTGGGTTAGAAAACCAGAAGTATTTCGAGGTTTACCTAAGTTGGCTGCAAAAGGTGGCGATACAATTCCATTTAATTCAACAATTCAGGTCGTTTTTGGGAATGTTACGAATTCGGGGGTATCTAAATTAAAAGCCACAAAAAATGGACGTGACGTAGTTTATGCCACGAGAACAAAAGTAAATTTGGCAAAAAATCATATCACCGGAATATCATTAACCACTAAAATAGTGGCTACTCCACATGGTTTTATATCTGACTCGCCAAATGATTTATTGGCAAAACAATATTTTAAAAATAATGCGAAATTATTTATGGAAATATTGGGTGGTGGCGATATCAATGAGGTTCAATTTACGGAAGAAAATAATGAAGAAGAATATTCAAGTTTTGATTTAATTGAAACTGCTGAATGAAAAATAATTAATTATTTTAATTTAAATCTGAATGAAACCTCATGGATATTGGACGGAAGAAAGAATTTTAGATGAAATAAGTAAAATTGATAAATATATATCAGTGCCCGAAATAAGAAGAAAAAATTCATCCTTATATTATGCTATTACGAAATATAAATTATTTGATAAAGTCTATTCTATTTTAGGGAGAACAGGAAATAGATATAATAAATGTATATACTCTTATGAATTTCCTGATAATACAGTATATGTTGGGCTAACATATAATATTGAAGAAAGACAAAAAAATCGAGATAGCTGATTGTAGTGTGTTATCCTGTGGTGCTCATGGTGCAAGTAGAAAAAATGGTTGGTTTAATGAATTTTTCCCAAAAACTAATTTGATAAAATAAATATGCTTTAAATGAAAACAAGGACGCTATTAATTGATGGTTCATATTTATTAAAACGCTCATTTCATGGGGCTAAAGACACCTATAATAGTAAAGGAATACATATTGGTGCAATTTATCAATTTATGACGGTAACACGTAAATTAATTAAAGATCATTTAATTAATAAATGTATTATTTTTTGGGATGGTCAGAATGGGGGAAAAAATCGCTATTTGCTTGATAGTCAATATAAAGCTAATAGAAAGTCAAAAGATTGGCACAATAAAATTGAATTGTCCGAAGCCGAAATTAAGCGTGAAAAAGAGAAAGAAGAATCATTATTATATCAAAGAATTAAAATTAAAAATTATTGTGAGGAATTGTTTCTCCGTAATATAGAAGCGGATGAGTCGGAGGCTGATGACTTAATAGCCCAATATTGTTTAGATCATAACAATATTGAGGAAATATTTTTATATACTAATGATCGTGATTTTGCCCAGCTTCTGGATTTAAATATAACAATTATATTTGGTAATATTACTGAAGCGGTTAATAAAACAAACTATATGATGCATTTTAATCATCATTATAGTAATGCTTTAACTTTGAAAATAATTTGTGGCGATGCCGGAGATAATGTTAAAGGAATTGAAGGTATTCAAGAAGGAACATTATTAAAGAATTTTCCTGAATTAACCTATAAACATTTAACGGTTAGAGAAATTTGTCAAAAAGCAGATGAAATTAATAAAGAAAGAATTTTAAATAAACAAAAACCATTAAAAGCATTAGAAAATTTAGTTCATGGGGTAAAGCGATTAAGGCTTAATTTTAAGTTAGTTAGTCTTCGTGAGCCAATGCTCAATGAAGAAGCAATTGAAGCCTTAAATCAACTGGAAATGCCCTTAAATCCAGAAGATAGAGGTAGTAAGAATTTATTAAAATTAATGAATGAAGATGAATTTTTAAATGCATATGGAAGTACATTTGTACAGTATGTTGAACCTTTTTATACGGTGATTATGAATGAAAAACAAATACTTAGTGAATATTTGGGAAAAAAATAATAAGAAAAGGCTATAAATAAAATTTATTTTTCTTTTATACCAATTATTTTTTATTTATATTTGTACTATTAATTATTAATAATTATAAAAATGACTGAAAAAGATTATAACAATGAGTTTAGATTTTCGCTTCATCAGGAAGATGTGTTATTATGCGAGATAATGTTTAGTGCTGATCAATTTAATCCTTTTACTAGATATTCGATTGATATACGAGATATATTGCCACGTGCAATAAGTAAATTACAAAAAACTTTATCAAAAAAATCATATCAAACTTCTATGGAAGTCGGAAGAATTGATTTATTTGCTGATGATTGTGATAGTGGTGATAATCAACATAAATATGAGTTATTTGATTATCATCAGAAAATGATTGATTTATATCCACGAGAATGGAGAAATGATATGCAATATAATCCAAAAATGATTGTACAACAAGTTATAGATTCATTGACACTAGAAGAAAAAACAATTAAAGGTATTGAATGTAAAATTGGTTTTTATATTAACGATAAAACTATCGTTGAAAGAGTGTTTTATGTGGATGGATTTAACCCAATGGCAAGATGGTCTTGTGATATTGTTGATACAATGAATGACATAGCTGATGTTATTTTTGGTGAAATTAAAATAAATGATATTAAAAATATGTGGGATGATTATGATTTAATTAATATCATGGGATTATCAATTGGACAAATCAGGGAACTTCCTTTATTTAAGAGAAACGAATTACTAAGAAGAATTAGTAAAAATTAGTTGAAATTTTTGGTGGTTGTTGTATCATAATATTTTATTTATCAATAACCACCATTTTCCATATAAAATATTTACATGGCAGAAAATATAGAAAATACATTAACAGCATATCTTGGTGTTGATTTTCAAGTAAATTTGATGTGGCAATTATTGGTTGAGCCAGAATTTGCTGAAAAAATCATACCAAATTTAGCCGTTGAATATTTTGATGATCCCGTATTAAAAAGATTATTTATTATAATTTTGGAATTTTATAAAGAACATGATAAAGTTCCTAATTTTCAAAATAAAACAATTCATCTTGCAATTAATCAATATAAAACACCCAATAATATAGTAGAAGAAGAATCCTTATTTGCTATACTTAATAAGATTAATTTATGGAATGAAAGAGTTATAAATAAACAAATTACTTATAATGGAGATGTTATTCAGCGTTCAACAAATTTATTTATTAAACAA